GTGATGAGTCAATCCAATCCGTCTCTCATTGGTAACGTCAATCTTGATTTGTCAGGCATGAACCGCTACAAGGCTCGTGTTGCTGAAGATACGATTAAGATGAATGAGTTATGGTTGTGGAACGATGATACGCAAGACTATCAAGTTGTCACGATGGCTGACCCAGACGTAATCATCTATGACCGTCCCGGCGCAACCGTATTCTTAAAAGGCGAATTGCCTTTTGTTCAGATATGTCCTAACCCACAGTTTGATTACTACTGGGGACAATCTGAAGTGCAGCGTTTGGTTTTCTTACAACAGTTAAGAAACAATCGCATGACAGAAATTCTCGATTTGTTATCCAAGCAAGTTAGCCCACCGACTGCGTTGATTGGCTTTACTGGCATCTTGGATGAAAAGAATTTTGCATTGAATCGTGCCGGCGGTTTGTTGTCAACGGATATGCCTAACGCAAAGGCAGAACGCTTGCCACCTTCCATGCCGCCTGAGTTGTTTGAGGTCATACATGAAGTTGACGCAATGTTTGCGGAAGCTAGCGGAATCTCTAGCGTGTTATCTGGGCGTGGTGAGCAGGGTGTTCGTAGTGCTGGTCATGCTTCTCAGTTGGCAAGGCTTGGTTCTAGCCGTGCTAAAAAACGTGCTTTAACAATTGAAGATAGCTTAGAGAAAGTCGCAACGCTGTATCTGAAGTTGATGCAAGCATACGACAACGTTCACTTTACTGATGAAAACGGCAACAAGTTTATTGCTGAACAATTCACAAAAGATTATGTTGTAAAAGTTGACGCACACAGTAATAGCCCAATTTTCACAGAAGATTTAAGAACGCTTGCATTTAATCTATTTAAGGCGCAAGCTATCGACAAAGAAAGTCTGATAGATTTGCTCGAACCTCCGATGAAGCAATTGTTGAAAGACAAATTGAAGAAACGTGAAGCAGCGCAAGCCTCTCAGCCGCAATCAGAAGCGAAAGCTCCTAGTGCGAAACCAGATTTAAAGGCGGTGCAATAATGGCAACGACTAGCAATGTTCAACCGAAAGCTGACCAGCCTCGTGTTACCACCGGGGAATTGAAGCGTGGAAGCCAACCAGCGAACTTGCAATATCGTGTTGCCGGAGTTAAAAACATTGCTAGAACACCTAACAGAGCTGGCAGGACGTTAGGTAGGTCGTAAAGAATTCCGAAAGGAATAGGGTGTGGCTGCCTTCCCTTTTTAAAATAGGTGACCGCTGCTAAAGGAGTCATTAACATGGCACGTAAAGCTCGCAAAGGTCGTAAAGCTCGCAAGTAATTAACTGGAGATTCGTCTCCGTTAATTGCGGCTAACACCGTCTAGTCCTGCCGGGGGTCGGGAAACTAAAAAATAACTACCCACTTGACATGACATGATAGAAGCAGTACATAAGCATTAACCAGTTAATTAGGAAAAACTATGGCAATCGACTCTGACAAGTTGATGGAAATGATTAAAGGACCGCAAAGTGCCGGTGCGTTGCCCGGAGCTGGTGGTATTCCTCCTACTCCTGCGCCTACTCCTGCTACTGGCGCACCTTCTATGTCGGATGCTTCTACTGCTCCGATGGCAACTCCAATGTCAACACCTGAACCCAAAATGGGAAACAAAGAGGGTGCATTGGTAAACCTTTCAATGGCAATGGATTTAATTGAGCAAGCTCTCCCCTCGCTTGGTAGCGAAACGGAAGAAGGGCAAGGCGCAATGAACGCTTTACGTGCATTGACCAAAACGCTTGGTCCACGTAAGGGCAAAACCAATGAATTGCAGCAATCTGAGATTCTTCAGATGCTTCAAAACTTGCCTCAAGCTGGCGGTGCTACGCCTGAAGGCAGAGCAATGTCTCAAGCACCAGCAGTACCTAATATGCCACCTATTCCGGGCGCAGCTCCGGGTGGTGCGCCAACCCCTGCCCCAATGTAAGGAGTAATCATGGATTTGTTTAAACCAAGAGGTGCTACGCAACCTCGCCGCCCTACCGACAACCAGCAGCAACATGGTGTTGTTACTAACACACCACGTTTTTCGCAGTTTGGTGGTCTCGATTCAGCATCCAAAACCGGTCCTAAGAACAAGATGGCTGTTCAGAAACCCGGTGACGGTAAGAAGGTAATATAGTGAACAACCAACAACGCATCGAAAAAAATTCACAACCAATTACTGAAATTGGTTGCTGGGTTTGGATGGGTGCTGTGACTAATGCTGGATACGGTCTTTGTCATAATGGCAAAAAAACAGCATCAGCACATAGAGTTGCTTACGAAGCGTTTGTTGGAAAAATTCCAAGCGGAATGATTATTGCTCACACTTGTGACAATCCTTTATGTGTAAATCCAAATCATCTTTGGTTGGCTACACATAAAGAAAATTCACAAGATATGGTTAATAAAAAACGTTCTGCTAATGGTGAAAAATGCGGTAAATCAAAACTTACTGATGAGCAAATAAAATTTATACGTAAATCTGATTTGTCTCATCGTAAACTTGGTGAAATGTTTAATGTCAGTCACGCTAATATTGGTTATGTTAAACGTGGCGTAACTTGGAATTGGGGATAATTATGGCTAGCTTAGAAGATATTTCATTTGAAACCCGTGACCAACTCGCTTTGTTGGCTCAAGAGCTTTCGGAGAATCCTGAAACACGTAAAGATTTTTTGCGGCTGACGAGAAAGATGAAGCCCAATATGCCAATTCCTGAATTGGAAATTGAAGAGTACACGAACAAAGCTATTTCTTCACAAAGCGAGGAAATGCAAAGATTGCGTGACGAATTGATGAAGCGTGATGCCGTTGCAGACCTTGAAAAACGCCGTAGCAAACTCTTGAAAAAGGGTTTGGTGAATTCTGAAGAAGATATTGAAGAAGTTGAAAAAGTAATGCTTGAAAAGGGCATTACTAATCACGAAGCTGCGGCTGAGTACTGGGCGTTTATGCGACAAGCTGCCGTTCCTACTCCGTCCGGTTATAACCCAAGCGCAATCAACAAATTTGACCTTAACAAATACTGGAAGAATCCGGTTGCTGGCGCACGGGAAGAAGCATCAAAGGCATTGAATGAGTTTAGGAAAAATCCTAGACCCATTGGTTTGTAAAACGGGGATTTTTTAATTTAGGAGCTTCTCATGGCAATCGGTGGTGGAATAGTACCCGCTACTGGCACTAGCCAATTTACGGAATTAACCTACGTCACACGCCGTGCGTTTATTCCCAAGCTAGTCGTCCAGTTGTATAACTCCACGCCATTGATGGCTGCGCTGATTGCTAATAGTCAGCAAGCCTCAGGTGGTGTGTCATCCGTAACTGTACCAGTTCAGGGTTCGCAATTCGTGAACGCTCAATGGTCTGATTATTCTGGTTCTTTCAACCAGCCTTCAGTCCAGCAGGGTGCTTACAATGCTGAATTTGACCTGAAGCTGATGATTGCACCAGTACCGTTCCTCGGTATGGAAGGCGCAGTCCAGCAAGACGCAGCAATCATTCCTCTAATCGAAGCTCGCATGAACGATGCGACCAACGTGATGATGGATGCAATGGCTACGGCTTTGTACACTAACACGACTAATACTCAACAGTTTATTGGTCTGCCAGCCGCAGTTAACAGTACCGGTACGTATGGCAACATCAACCGTGCTACTTACTCATGGTGGGCTTCCAAGACTTACGCTGCTGGTAACGTCAACCCAACCCGTCAAAACATCCTTCAGTACATTTCTGGTACTGTTAAGAATGGCGCAGAAGTGCCTTCATTCGGTGTTTGCGGCTTCGGTACTTGGACGCTGCTTGCACAAGATTATGTCGGTCAAGAGCAATACGTTATCACTCCCGGTTCGGGTTTTGATGGCGATGCCAACGGTCCTCAAGCCGCTTTCCGTGCTTTGATGGTTGCTGGTGTGCCGATTTATCCTGACCCATACTGTCCAGAAGGTACGGTTTACTTCCTGAACACCAACTACCTCTCGCTCTACATTCACGAGCAAGGTTCGTTTGTGTTTACCGGATTTGAATCAACTCTACCTAACTGGCAGATTGGTTACGTTGGTGCTGTCCTGATGATTGCTGAGCTGGTTAACACCAAGCCTAAGAGCATGACTCAAGTGACCGGCTATAACTCTCTCACTCTATAAGGAGCTATAACCATGTCATTAGCATCGAATAAAATCATTCTCGCTAACTCCGCTACCAACAGCGCAGGTGCATACTTTCAAGCGTATGCTGCCGGTAACGCTACGGTTGTTCTTCCCGGCGGTATTTACTACATCGCTCCCACGGCTAACGTGACGATTGAGTTGAATACTGACTTGGATGGCAACATTAGCAATGCTTCTTGGTCGGTTGTTGTTGCCAATAATACTGGCGGTTTGTTCATCGCTGACGGTACTAACGTTCGTGCAAACGTGTTGTCGGGTACGCCCACCATCACTCTGTTTGCTACTAACGGCGGTCAACCTGTTA